TTGTCAATCAGCGCTTGAAATGCCTTGACTGCAATAGAGACAATATCCGAAGCCAGTGCGCGAATTCCCTTTTGCCCGCTTTGCAAAAACGCATTCAAGCCCGCAATCGATTGCTGTGCAAGTCGAAGCGCTTGAATGAAAAAATCGAGCGCGCCGGTGTTCTCAATAAAGGCTTGTTTTGATCGATCGGCAAGAACACCGAGCAAGGCAAGACGCTTTTGAAACTCGGCCGCCTGTTTGCTCGCTTCGGGGCCTGCTTTGGTGCCATATCGCTCGATTGAGTCGGTGAATTCGTCAAACTCGCCCGCCGCCAAGGCTTGCAAGAGATCGCCCGCGGATCGGCCAAATATGGCGGTTGCTGCTTGCGCTTTTAAAGTTTGGTTTTCAATCCCTTCGATCGCCCGTATCGATTCCAAAAAGGCCTCGTTTCCATCCTTAAAGTTTTTGGGATCCACTTTAAGCGATTTTAAAACCTCGTTCGCCTGCGTTCCGGTCTTTTGTAGGTTTGTCAATACCCTTGGAAATTGCGAAATAATCGTCTTTGCGCTATCTGCGCTTTGACCGGATGCGACAAAGGCGAGTTTTAAAGCTTCGATGCTTTGCGCCGATACACTCGATCGGGCAGATAGATCGTTCAAGTCGTTGATGTTGTCTACAACCGAGCGCGACAACCCAAACGAAGCAACGGCTGCATCGATGAACGCGCCGGCAACTTTTTGCACCGCACCAACAACAACACCGGCGGCGGCGGTCAAGCCCGTGAATGCGGCGCCGATCTGGCCGGCCATTTGCATGCCGCTTTGCTTTGTATTATCAAGCCCGCCTTTCGTCTTTTTGGTTTGTTGCTGCAGCTTCTTGAGATCTTTGACGGCTCCCAATACTTCGACAAGTATATCGTATTCTACTGTAGTACTCATATCAGATCCGCCAAGTCAAGAAGGGATATATTAGGAAATACCATATCCTTTTTGCGTTTGCCTCTTTTGAGTATATCTTTAACACGATCGGATCGGGCCGATATGCACTTTGCGCAGATCATCAAATCCGACCAAGACAACCGCGCGATCTCGCTTGGAAGTTTGCCGTATGTTCGCCCGATGATGTCGTACAAATGCACTATATTCTCATCCGCTGTGAAAGGATTTGAGCCGTTCGGCCGCCTCCTTGTGTCCTTTCATGGCACGATCGAGAATGGCTTTGCGGTCTTTTTGCGTCAACATACCGACCCATAGACGATTTTGTCTTGGCTCTTGGCGCTCTATTGCATCAACAAGGTGCAAAGGCTCCCATTTGACGCCATCTTTTGAGCACCGTTTGACGCATTTTATAATCAATTGATCCTCTCGCACACTCATCTCTTCGAGCATGCGCGGATTGATTGTGTTCGCCATTTGTAAAATTGCGCTCACGTCGTCAAGTTCGCCATCTTGCGCCTTTTTGCTCATTTCTTGCATCGCTTTTAATTGCTCTTGGCTCTTGCCTTTCATCACTTGCGAAGCAAGCAAAGCACTTGCAAGGCCCGCCGCCTCGACCTCTGCGGGCGACAATATGCGCCCTTCTATTCTCAATACACCATCAAAGATTATCATTTCAAACTTTGCGGCATCTGCGATCTCCTTAAGAATGTCCCCACCCATCGCAATACCTCTCTATTTTTGTTGTTGTTAATTGCTTACTGCACTTGCATTGTCGTTTGTCATCTCGATGCGCAAAGCCTCATCCGATCCGCTTGAAAGTCCGAAGAATGTGGCCGTACGTTCGATTCTGCCGAAACTGTTTACGTCGTCGCTGTACTCGGTTATCTCGGCATTTCTGAGTAGTATTGCAAACGTATCCGATCCATTGGTGAATGATATTTCTACGTTTTGAGATGCCGGCGCGCTTAGCTGCGCATTGTACAGATTGTTGTCTTCGAGATCGAATGTTGCGGTCAGTGTTACCTCACGAACATCGGATATCTGCGGTTGCGACGTGAGTTTTGAACCGAGATAATTAACCCTTTCGAGTTTGTTGTCCAAAGTCAATTCAAGCGATCTCATTTTGTATGTTGCACTATTGAAAGAGAGTGTCGAACTTTGGAAGTGAAATATCTGTGCGCCATCGCCAAAGCCGGCGGCGCCGATTGATGCCGCCCGCGCGGTTGCTGTCTCTGCGATAACCTCGAAGGTTGCACGGCCTTCGCCGCCCGCCTCGCAAGATATATTCATTGTCGAGATCATACAACCTTCGAATTGCTCGCTTGATCCGGTGCCTCTTTGCACCGCAATTGTCAAACTTGGCAGATCCGCCGAGGGTATAAAGGTATGCAAGTACGGCCCCGATCCGGTCGTTGTAACCGAGCCGATCGAAGCTTTGAGAAGCATGCCGAGGCCTTTGTATGTTAGCGGTGTTTCAATCGTACCGCCGGCGATTTCGAAGCCATCGAATGTATTCACCGCAAAGGCCGCCGAAGATTGCGAAAGATGCGTTGTTCTTTCTCTCTCTTGGCTTCGTGCCATGGATACGGAAAACACGCGGTTGTTGACACCAAAAGGCGATCCGTTTGCGGTGCCGTATGTGCTCTCTTCATTGAGCGCTATATATGCCGATCTGCCAAACTGTAAAGCCATTTTTATCTCCTATGATGCGGGCAATTGGTTTCGAACTTGAACAAGACACCGTATATCGATCGCCTGTCCGGTCGTTGTTGTTACTGTTACCATGAATGCATAATCAACGCCATCCGATCCCGCCTTGGCGCGTGCTTTGATGAATCCATCTATAAATCTTGTGTCGGCAAATTCATATCTTGCGCTCGAATCCGTACCGCTTGAATCGAGGCTTTGAACGGTTACATAACTGATGCCCTCGAAGTCGATGCGTTGCGCATACGGCGACAACATCGAGCGAAAGATCCCGCCCGTCGAGAAGTACACATCAATTATATCATTGGTGCTTTTGACGATGCTTTGCAATGGCGTTTGTGTTGCGGGCCTATTTAGCGACTGACGCACAACAAAGCCGCCGGCCTGTGATATGTCTATGTATCCATCGATCGCATCTGCGATCGTTACCGTAGAACTCGGATCGCTCGATTGGTCGGGATTTTGAAAATACAAATATATAAAGTTGATCGCTTGCGTCTTTACGCTTACACCATCGATGTTGATAATAAGCGTTCTTGTCGAAAGGTTTGCACCGGCGGCACGCTCAAACGAAAGCAGATCGCCATCTACATTGACCGGCACAATGTCGAAGAAATCCGATCGGATGTTGTCCCAAAACAGATCCCATGTTTTCGGAATCGTTATGGTTATGTCCTTTGTTGTTACCGATCCATCACCGACCAACGCATCAACGGCGATCGGCTGTCTTTGTTTGTAGTTTGAATCGTACCAAGTCATGATCCGGTGTCCGTTTGATAGAAGACTTCTATTTGTATATAACCGATGCCGGCGCCTTCGATCCCGTATCGGTCTCCATCTTCGGCGGTGAATGCACATTTTATATCATCGACAATCGAAGGGATCCCGAGCTGCCGATCGGCCGTCAATGCTTTGATCATATCGCTTGTGAGATCCATTGCGTTTAATGTTCTCTCGGTCACGTCGGCGCCGCCTACAAATGCGTATACCTCAAAGTTTGCGGTGATTCGATAGCGTCCGAGGGTTTGCCCATAGTCCGAGGTGCTTTGTACAAAAACAACGCTTGCGAAGGGTATGTATGGCGGCTCTACGACCGCACCGATCGCAACCTTGTTGCTCATATCGAGCGCACTGGTTTCGCCGGCATAACTCACCGCGATTTTACTCTTTATTGCTTCCGCAATTTGTCGGATCTTCGAATCTGCCATTATTGCGCCTGCAAAGAGATTGTGAGGAGGTCTTGCAATTCTTTGTCGGCCTTGCGCAATCCTTTCTCAATACCGCGCTTCATAAACAAGCGAGGCGCCATTTTTCTTGTGCCAAATTCTACGTATTTCGCATAAAGAACAGGCACACCGCCGCTATTGCCACCGGCCCGAAGAACGGCGCGCGGGTTGCCATCTTTTGCGTCTACAATCGCAGTGATTGACGACTTTAGCCGGCCCGATCTGGTCTTTGGGAATGTCGTTGCGTTGATCTTTGCTTCGCGCTCGCTTCTCAAGGCGATAACCATAAGCTTTTTACGCAAGGTTTTGAGCAGGCGCCGATCGGCCTTGTCTATTTTTCTGATAAAATCATCAAAGCTTAATTGCGTAGGCATACCAACCTCACAATATTTGTCGAGATTCGCGGAATGGCGCGAGGTATTCTTTGATCTCCGGCGGCATTGACTTTGGCGATATACTCACCGTTGCCGCGCGTTGCGTTATGCTCTCTTTGCCTTGCGTTGCCTTGTTGCGGTGCAGCTGCGAAGCCCACACACAAACAGCGTGTTCAAGGTCGGCGGGCAATGCTGAAAAACCACAGTTCGCAACAACCTTGATCGCCCGAAAGGCCCGATCAAAACCATCGGCGGCATTGACCGGATCAAGTATCGCTTGACCCAACAAAGAATCAAGTTCGAAGTCATCCGCCGACAATTGCGTATCGCTCGTATATTGCCTGTTTGGATCACTGTGGATAGAGGTGATAGAATTAACGGGCCTGATCGGCAACTGCAAAACCGCAAAATTGCCGAATGTAGGCCCGTTTAAATAGAATGTATAGGTAGCCGCCAAGAGTTGCGGATCGGCGCTTGCGTCGGGCTTTACCCACCCGAAATAACGCGCAATTGCACACTCAACACGCTCTAACAAATTTGTGAGATCAGTATCGGCCGCCGAGCCGGTGATCTCTGGCAAATATGTTTTGAGCGTTGTAGCGGACACCATCGCCATTTTTAGGTTTCTCTTCTTGGCTCGAATACAGCAACAAAGCCGCCACGAACGTCCATTCCAGATGAATTTTGTGTGTATTCAATCTTTAGTTCTCCAAGTTCGGAAAAATCTAAAGCTTCACCGCCAGAAAGAGCCAAAGATTCAGATACACCGCCAGTAATAGAAGATCCGCCAGAACTATCAAAATGTCGCAAAGCGATCTTTGTAGATCCATTATAGATGTCTATTTTGCACCAATCGGCCGCATGCGCGGAAATAGTAGCATCAGACACAAAATAAAGCTTCTTGAGAGTCATTTTGCGATATGTGGTCAAATACTGATTCGAATTAGCTCCCTTATCGGCATTGACTTGTATATAAAAAGGTAATTCCATTTTTAATCTCCTATTATGCGATGTCTAAATCATATTGAAAACAAACATTCTTTGTGTCGTCTAAGTCGAGTGTGTCGAGTTTTGCGCGCCTTGTGGCTACGATCTCAGTCGCTCCGACATCGATTTTTCGTTGTGACTCAACAAGAATACCGCGACGCTCGAAGATGCGCCAAGATTGACGATGAACGAGAAGCATGCCGGTTTTATCCTTTGTTACGTTGTCATAAAGACCATTGCCATTGAGATCCGCCGACATAAAACGGCTCATGATTATAGGCACTCCGGCGATACTGGCTAGCTGACCGGTCAAAATTGTAGCGCGCGGGCCGAACACATCGACGGTTTTTACTTCACTCATAGATAGAAGGTTTGCAACCATCATTTCGGGCGAAACAATCGCCATAAGATCCATTAATCCGATCTCGCCGAGTTTTGATTGTGCTGTCAAGAAGTCAGAGAATGCGTATGTGGCCGGTGATGCGGCATCATGCGTACAGCTTCGATCGAATGCTGCGGCACGAAGCCCAACAAAACCGCGCCTGTGGTCACTAGATCCACCCAAAGCCGGAGAAGTACCCCAACGGCCGCGAATGTTCCAGTTGGCTATATCATCTTGGTGTGTCGCTGTGGAATCGCCGTTAATGATTGCGTCTTCCATTGCATCATTTAAATCCATTAATATTTGTCTTTGGAGCGTCGGAATGGTCAACACGGCCGAATCTTCGGCGGCTTGGTCGTCAATCACGTATCTTGCCGCAAGGCCCGACATTGTGATGGATTTTTGACTTGTCGCAACGGTTGAAGCGGCGAATTGGGCCGGATTGTCGGAAGTGACGGTTCCTTTTAGATAGGGACGCCCGCCGCGGCTCATTCTGGGCACTAGGATTGTATTTCTGTCAACTGCTTGACGTTGCAGATTGTCGGCTACAACGCGCGGCAATTGAATTTGATCTTCGAGGTTGTAATATAAGTCTGAAGCAAAACTGTCGGGAATCCAATCGCCACCGACACCGGCGGAGTCATTGAAGGCGCGATTTATTGCGGGCTTTAAAAAACGAGGCGCTTTTTGTAGATGCTTCCAAAGCTTCAGATCGCTCTTTGGCGTGTGCGGGCTACTCATAAGCATGCGTGCAAACGCTCGATCACGATTCATTTTGATAAGATCTGCATGCCATTGATTGACGGGCTCTTTAGAGTCTAAGAGGCCTTCGACTTCGGTTTTGATGGTGCCGCGACCGGTTACTGCAACATCGATGCTTTTGGATGTCCAACGCACACCGTCGGACTCGACAAAGTGGCGAAGCTCACGATCGTTCTCGCTTTGGTGCTCCATATTGGAAATGTTTGTTTGTGACTCTTGGATCAGGCGTTGCGCCTTTTTCAAATCGTCAACTTGCTTCTCGAACTGAGACAGTTTCTCAGTCGATGTTTTTTGATGGTTGCGGATGCCTTCAAGTATTTTCTTGGCCTCAATCACCATAGCGCGATCGGTATCACTCATCGCTACTCTCCATTTGTAAGGAGCGCAAAGAAATCGCGCTCTTGGTTGGTTAAAAACTTTTTGTCTTCTTTGTCGTCTTCGCCTTCGGCTTTCTCTTCGTCGCTGTCCTCGTCGTAATGAGACATATCTTCTTTGTCTTCGTCATCTTTGGGCATTGCTTCCATTTCTTCAGGATCTTCGATCTCTTCTTCGCGCTCTTCGCGGTCTTCGTGCATGAGGTATGTAACGATCACGCGGTCGCCGTCCATTTCGACATCAACAATGTGCTTTAGTTCAGAAATGCGGAACACTCGATTTTGTCCGGTGTAGTTTTTGGCGGCAACCGCTTCGCCGTTTGCGGGTATTGTCACAACTGAAATCTCCAAAAGCTCGGCGCTTTCGAAGTATTGGCCGCGCTTGCCGTAATAGGGTGAATCTTTGGGTAGCATTGATCGGGGCGTGCTCTCAATCGGATTGAATCCCACC